CTTCTCTAACTGCATCTAAAGCGGCGGCTTCTTTAAGCATCGATGCGGCAAATGCACTGGAATTCTTGGCTAAGTTGGCATAACGGCCACCTTCAGATAGCTGTCTTTGCATTAAAGTTACAGCGGTAACTTCCTTGCCGTAATCTTCAGTTGCAAATTTAAGGCGCTGAATCTCTTTCTCAGCGGCCTTCATTTCCGATTCAATAGAACGCTTTAACTTGCGTGTTTCAGCAACGGCCTTATCTACACCAGAACTAAATTCGGCTGTATCAATACCAAGTAATACTCCTAATCGTGCCGCGTATTGATTAGCCATTATTTAATTCCTCGCCGTTTTAGACTTTTCCAATAGTCAGGGATAATTTGACCTAGTTGTGATTTTAATATACTTAGGACTAAATCGACATTTCTTTCTAACGAAACTCGCAAATAAGGTTGTGCAACTGTCCTTGCGTTTCCATATTCTTGTGAAAGTGATACGGCTGATCTTTTAACAGATACAACAGTGATCGATGCATCGGTTTCACTAACCATAGGAGATGCTTTATCGCTATCGTATGGAACCCTAGAATCCATTCTTCTGGTATCGCGTAAATGAATACCAGAAGTATTATGAATTTCATCGTATGGTGCTAATGCTTCAATGCTTCGCAATACTGGCTCCATTGCCGCACGGCCAGCTTTAACTAAAGTATTACGCGCTACTAAGTCATGTCTATAGCCTTCAGCCAGTGCGTGAAGCTGAGTTTCAAACTCAGCAAAACCTTCTAGCTTAATGACTTTATCGACCATTTCTTAGTTTCTTTGGCGCGTTAGGATGCATCGCAATGTAACTTGATAAATTGGCATTAACCTGGGCTTTCATTTCTTCCTCTGTAGGAGGTGGTGAAATGTAGTCGTGGACTAATGGCAAAACTGTTTCCATCTTATACGGGATTGCAGTTGCTTTCAACTTAGAATTGAGATTGCCAGTTGTTAGCGCACTAAGGGCTAATAGGACAGATTTCTGTCCTATCATTCCATCGTGAAGCATGATCTCAATATTCCGCATATCGTCAGTCGGTATGTTGTCGGGACATCCACCATGCGCCCAAATATAGGCTCTAGCTTGTTGATGAATATCCCGAATTAGTTTTTTCGGGCATCCTTATATCCAGGTTGGATAGCTTCGGTAATTTTGTTTAATAACTCTAACTGGACTTGCAGTGGAAATTCTTCTGAGATTTCCTCATAAGTAATGTCTGCAATACTGCCTTCCTCTGGAACCAATAAGCGCACATATTCAGTGATCTTTTGTTCCATGCGGAGAACAGAAATAATACTTTCTTTATTTATTTCCACATCGGATGATTCTTCAGTCAACAAAGCTTTCATCTTATCCGTGCGAGCATTAACCAACTCGTCAGATGGGGATAAGAATCGTTTTGTAATATCCTCTAATTCCTTATCAAGCGGAACTCGGACTTTAAATTTAAATCCGCCTAATTCAAATTCTTTAGTACGGATTGAATCGTCTAATTTAAAAGCTGTAGCTAATCTGCTCATTGTGCATCACCCTTTATTATCTTGGAATATATTTTGTTGTTTAATTCAATTGCATATTCAACGACCTCATTAGGGGTCATTGTATTGGCATGAAGCTTTGCCAATTCGTAGCACATATAAATGCCAACAATCCGCTGTTGCGGAAAGCCAAACCAGGCTTTTCCACCAGATTGGGATTGTGAAACTAAGAATGTGAGTAAATCGTCTGGGCTTTTTATTTCTGTCATATATTGTAAAAGCCCCCTTTCGGGGGCTATTGTATTAAGTGTTGGTTGTCCAACCATAGGAGTTGCCGCCTACTGGGTGGATAGTGAAGATAAACTTACCTTCAGCAGATGGGGACATATCCCATTGCAAACCACCAACGCGAGCATTGAATGAGTAAGCAACAGTATCAGTACCATCATATACAGCGATTGTGTAAGTACGGATTGTAGAACCGCTATAGCCGTCAGCACGGATTTGGAGGAGAGCCGCATCAGCAGAATTCCAAGCCGCAGTAATAGTCATAGATGTAACTTGGTTCTGAGTTGTGATCTTAGCACCAGTACGCGCACCAGCTACAGAGTAAGCGGCTGAAGCATCGTCAGCACCGAAAGCTGGAATAGCTTCAACAGGAACAAACATACCATCTGTGCCAGCGCCGCCAGCTTCAGTACCAATGATGTTGGCAACTTGGGCTGTCCATGTTGACAACTGAGCATCAGTTAAAGGTGTAGGATCAACTGCATCTTGCATCCATAGGGTAGCTGTATAGCCAGGTAAGACTTTATTAATTAGTGCCATTTTAAATACTCCATAAAAAGTTAATAAATCTTGTCTTATGCTGGCACATAAATTGTGCAATCTAAAAATATCTGATGTAATTTCAATTCATCGTCATAGCTATTATATAGCCAAAATACATCAGATTTAGCTATAAAAAAACCATCATCCCCACCGAACTGGCCAGAGTAACCATGCAATGATTGTAGTATATCGTCAGATAGATTAAAAGCATCGGACATTTCTTGTGCAAATATTGATATTTGAAATGTTGGTGTATCAATACCTTTATTGCTCTGAATACCGCCCGTATATACAGGCTGGTGAATATTTCTTAATTGCCAAGTGAGAAACTTTGGTTGTTTAGCAAAGTTTCTATTGAAATTGGCATAAACAGGTACGGGAGTGACAATATTAGCAAGCTGATATTGAATTGCTTCCGCATAATTGACTGGATTGTTTTGAGTTGTCATACCGCGGTACTCGGATCATTGTAGAAGCATAGCAATGTAATATTCATGCGATCATCTGATTCTCGCACATCGGTAATTCTCCATTCTTTACCGCGCCATGTAATACTGTAAAGGTCTTGGTCATCCACAATCATTTTCATGTTTGGGGTGTAGTTAAAAGTTAAATTAACCAACTCCTGATACGCACGATAGCGATCAGCAATCCTAAGACTATTATTAACATCTCTCACGCGGGCGCGAGTGGCAAACCAAGGGGTAATCGTGGTCGTATATTGGCCAAGAGTATCCACCCCATTAGTTACGGAATTGACCTCTACATTTTCGTAGCGATTAATACCCATTTACATTACCAATGGTTTATATGGTTTCAAGAGTGCTTCTACACCAAATGGGATCTTGTGCAGAACACCAAATGTTGTATCGCTTCGATTGTTGTATAAATGGGTTAAAAGAAGCAGTCCAGCTTGCTTAATAACGGGGTATTGAGCTAACGGGCTTGCATTGGTGGTGTAGGTAGCCACAATAGGATTGCTCATCACCTGGTTCACTTCTGATGGCATTCCGCTTGATATAACAATCTTGTTGCCAGTTGGGTCGTAGTAATACGATGTTTTGGCCAATAATGTAAATACTGGAGGCTCATCGGCATTCCAATATCCAACAGAATTAATCACTGTACCTAAAGTATTTCTAAAGTCTTGTGAAACTTCTGGCAAATCCAAAGTCATTTGAGTGCCAGTAGAACTTGTAGCCCCGTAATACACTTTGTATTGAATTGGAAAAATGCTCATTCCCAAGTAATCTTCAATAGCCATGCGGGTAGCCAATTCCAAATTCAAAAGATAGCTATCTTGGCTTTCGTCTTGAAAAAGGTTTAATTGGTTTGTAATCTCGTCAAGAGTTAACCACGATGTAAGAATATCGCGGCTAACTTGCTCAACTTTTTCGTAACTGTAAGGGTTACGATTAGAACCCAAATAGGGTCCTGAGATATAAGGGTTATTAGGCATGACTAACCTTTAATTAGGCTGGACCAACTAAACGAACACCCGCAAATACATCACGAATAGTAGAAACAACGCGCTTCTCTGCAAATAAAGTGATAAAGCCTGGAGCAGTTTGATCGAAACGCTGAATGCTCATTTCTTCGCGGTCAGCAATAGTCATAAACTTATCCCACTCAGCCAAATACACTGGATAGTTGCCAGCGGCAGTCGTACTCATGTATGGGTTAGGGATAACTTTGTATCCAAAGATGTAAACAACAGCACCGCCATCTTCATCACCAACTTCAAGGAAGTTATTGGCAGAAGATGAAGCTTTTAGCTTACGCAATTGGCTAATTGTTGTTGGATGCATCATCCAGCAAGTAGTTGGCTTAAACTTGTATTGTGCTGGCAATGCGGCTTCTAAGCTTGCCAAGTCATCATAAGCAACGGCTGTATTAGCGGCTTGTGCAACTGCCAAAACAGTGTGACGGCCATTAGTAATGGCGCTACCATTAGTTCCAAATGCCGCGGCAGATGTTGAATTAGGGTATGAGTTAAGACCACGCAGACCAGAAGTTGCGCCGTAGTTAACTGTAGTGGAACCAGATTGGTCGTTGTTGAGCATCATAGCAAGAGCTTCTTGCTGTGCAAATTCAAGGGCAATATCTGATACCAATGTTTCTTCTAAATAGTTCACATCACTTAAAACGGCTGTTCTTACTGGAACAGTAGCGTTGATGGCGCGAACTGGCAACTGCCAAAATTGAACTGCTTCATTACCAAGGTTAGAGTTAACTGCATAACCCCAAGGATTGTCTGAACCGCTTTGCAACAGTGTTGCATTGCCAGTCTTGGCCACAAACGCTTCGTCTGAGCCGATAGTTGTGATGATTCGTGCGCCAGCCATACGGAATGGATTGCCATAACGCAATGCCGCAAACGCTTCATCGTAAATTACTCGACCACCAACACCTGAACCCGAACCAGTAAGTGCTGATGCTTCTTTTAAGTTTACAGTTGCCTTGCCATCTACAAGGGCTGTTTTTACTGCTTCAAGGATTAGATTGGTTGTCATATTTAATTCCAAATATAGTTAAAGAGGGGGGATTACTCCCCCCATCCATATTACAGATCAGCAGTTGCAGTAGAACGATAACGAACCAACGCAAATGGATCAACAACAGAAGTTGCCAAACGCTTCTCACCAAAGAAAGTGATGTAGCCAGGCAATGTCTGGTCATAACGGCGGAGAACCATGTTCAAACGATCAACGATTGTGTGAGCGCGGTTCCAGTCACCAAAATACATTGGGAACAAGTCATCAGTACCAGCGGAAGCTGAGTATGCACTTGGACTATCAACATATTTGTTAACAACAACATCAAAGCCAAGCAATGTACCAACGATACCATCGTTGCGAGCCAAGCCATCGATGTAGATTGGGCGGCCATTGTCATCAACTAAACCACGGATTGCTGAAAGCATAAGTGGGTTAATCACAAACTTAGCAGTTGGTGTCCAATATTGCTGTGGCAATGCGTAGATGAAGTTAACGATGTCAGCATAAGTAACATTGTTTGCCAATGCGTTGCCGTTAGTTGTCAACTGGTCATAAGTTGCTACATTGTGTAAACCAGATGTAGAACCAGTACCGCTAGTACCAAAGGAAGAAGCAGTAGTTTGACCACCAGCATAAGAACCAGCAACACCAGGGTACTGATTCAAACCGCGGAGGCCGTTAGAGCCGCCGTATGGCAATGAAGTAGAACCTTGGTCATTGTTTTGGATCATTGAGAGAGCTTCAGCTTGTGAGAACTCAGCCAACATATCGGAAACAACATTACCTTCCAAACCATCGATGTCATCCAAAGCCGCTGTACGGATAGGGAATTGAACATTCAAGTCTTGGAGAGTTAATTGCCAAATGTTTGTATCTTCAGTTGTAGCAGATCCGTTGTTCTGGATTGCATAACCCCATGCCGCACCAGCGTTACCAGTTTTAGCACGGAACTGATAGGTAGAACCTTCAGTAGCAACAGCGCGTGAAACACCACGCATTGGGTTTAACAAACGCAGAGCCGCGAATACTGGATCGTAGGCAGTACGACCACCAACACCAGCGCCAGAACCAGTCAATGCTGAAGCTTCCTTCATGTATGAATCGTATTGGCCTTCGTCAGCAAACATCTTGATTTCTTTTTGAACTTTAGCATCGCTAGAGTAGAAAGATTTCAATTGCTCTTTAACAGAACGATTAACTTCTTGGCTAATAGTTTTGTAAGTCTTGATAACAGGAGTTGCACCCATTTCACTTACTTTAGCTTCTAAAGCGGCTACTTTTTCGGCGAATTCAGCTTTAACTTCTTCGACTTTAGCAACAGCTTCAACTTTGCTTTCTTCAATCTTAGCAACTGTCTGTGCTTCGATTTCGTCTAGCTTTGCAATAATTTGCTCGGACATAATATTTCCTTTATTTAATGCGATTAGATAATGCTTTCAACAATGCTCTTTGCTCTAAAGCTTTAAGAATTGTATCGGCCTCATTTACCACCGCTTCCAAATCACTTGGTTGTGGGGTTTCTTTAACAATCTCCTTGTTTGCATCACGCAATTCAAGAATCTTTTTAAAGACGGAAGATGCGGTGGTCGCACCCTTCTTGGAAAGTCCTGCCTCACGCAAGGCTTCCTCAACTAAGCGAGGATTTAAATGCCCTTCAGCATTGAAACACTCTAATTTCATTACTTCGGCGGCTGGATTGTTTGGATACATCACAACAGACACTTCACGCAAACCACCTTTAGTAATCTGGAAATAAGCTTCATCGCTATCATCACCAGACATAAGTTCGTTGCCTTCTGCATCAACCATGCAAGCCTCATCAGCGTATGCGCCAACAGAAACTCCACCGAATAGATTTGGTGACTCTTTTAATACATGATAAACATCCGCACCAGCGGAAGTTTCTAAGAATAATTTGCCTTTAGCTGTCATGCCTTTTTCGTCAAATGCAATTTCATCCCATTGACCGATAGGCATTCCCATATCGTTGTGATTGAGAAACATTGGCATTGGCTTGCCAGCGGAAGTGAATTCATCAGCCCAGGCTTTAAATCCTTCTGGCTTATAAAAGAATTTACGGCCATCTGCGCCTTCTCGCGCACCCCAAGTGGTGGCTACAGCTTCAATTTTACCGCTTGGATTTTGTGCTTCGTCTGCCGCTTGACCCAGTTGCAGTTTTGCTTCGCACACTAGAAGTAGATTTTTCATTTATTGCCCCAAGGTTAATAGCCTGATTATTATCTTGTATTTTAGGGACTTTAACTACCTTTTTCGGTAGTTTATCACTAGGTTGTTTAATTTGTAAATTCAATACATCTAAAATCTTAGTAAGTATCGTCATTATCATTTACCTATATTCATTTTCTTTTTCTGGTTTCCACCGCCACCGCCAGTATCTTGCGGAGAAGTGCCAGGGATTGCATCTTGTTTTGTATTGGCCTGAACTAATTCATCACCACCCTCAATGCGGGTAATGTTTAAATATTCTCGTGCTTCATTAGGGGTCATAATACCATTACTTACACCAGATGAAACAAAATTCATTTGGTCCAATGGCGCACCCTTCAAGAATTCTTTGGTATCAAATCGAATACAAAGATTTGGATAGCCTTTGAGCAAATGAGAATTTAATTTCTGCTCAATATTGATAACCATCGGATACATGGTAGTTTTATAGAACTCATCCAACATGGTTTGAGTATTATTATATTTCTGATCCTGAATGCCAATCATGGCTGGAGAAACACCAAACAAACCGCAAATACGCTTCATTGTCTGAAGTTTTAATTGCGCGGCATCTGCATCTTGCAGGGTAAGCATCTTAATTGTTTCAAATGTCATGCCCTGATCGAGCAACATACCTTGACCTGGCTTAGACAAATCAGTTGTCTTAGATCCAGTCATGCTTGACCAAGCTTCTTTGATTCTAGCCGCTACTTCTTTGTATTTGGCATCTGGAATAACTTGTTCTGTACGGAACAAACCACTTGGTTTTGCTCCGTTTTGCATTACAAAGTTAGCGTAAAGGTCAATATCTTGATCTAAACCTACTAATTCTGCCGCAAGGATTCCTTTATTGAAGCCAGCCGAGCCTTGCCAAGCCGCCTCTGAGATATGCATAACTTGATGAGCCGCAAGTAGCTCATCTTTATTAAAGCCGTAACTAGGAGTAGAAAGACGATAGGCGGGGTAACGACCAGTAGTAAGCTGAGTGGTAATAAGAGTTGAATCAAGGTTATACATCTCGATTGGTGTGGACATTGAATCCTTTTGGTCTTTTCTCCACCAAAGGGTAAATGTTTCGCCAGCCAAGTCTTGCCACATCGACCATTGATACCAGAACTCATAAGAACTCTCAAAATTGTTAGGAGCCATTAACAAATTAAGGACTTGTTTTGCCTTAATCTTATCTCTGGAACCAACTTTATCAGATGTAATGGCATCAACCATTGAACCATCTGGTAATTTGACCATAACTGATTTTGGCAACTGAGCCAATGCTCTAGCCTTGACACCAACGCAAGCCATTACTGTGCTATTGCGCGTTAATACTGAAATATCGACTGTTCTGCCAGCGGCGGTGGTACTTGATGTAGTTACATAAAGTAACTGCATTCCGACAGTTTGTTTGCCGCCCTGACCTTGATAAATGACATTATTACCAAGTTGGGTCTGTCCAAAGACAGTATTGGATTCTTTCTGAACTTGTTTATTGCCTCTGAAAATGTCCAATAAAGCCATGTTTTTCTCCTAGAATTTGTTTAATTCTATACTAAAAACTTCGGAAACCAAAGCTACTTGATATAGATGGATTATCTAGTACGCAATGGAATGCCATAATCATAGCAATGATTCCGTCAACCTTTGCTGATGGATCGGCAGAATTCTTGCGAATCTTCTTATTGCCATTCACATCCTCATATACTTCGCAGTTGCCAAGTTGCCACCCAACAAATGGGTCGTGGTCGTGGTGAATGGATTTACTGAGTATCAACTTTTCCATGTGCTTCGATGGATTATTCAATACAGCCATTCCTTGGCCAATCTTCTTGACTGGCAAACCCTGTTCATATAGTTTGCTTACTAAGGCGGCGGCATTCCAAGCATCAAAGCCAATTTCTTTAGCATTATGTAATACTGTCTGTTGCTTTATATATTCCTCAACCTCAACATAATCGGCAACATTGCCCTGAGTTAATCGCAATGTCCCGCGCTCTACCGCTTGCATAAATATCGGTTTATAGTGAGTTGGAATAAATTCCATACTATCTTCAGGCAAAAAAAACTTAAAGTCTGCGTAGAACTTTTCCTCAGAATAGCGGTGCAATGTGCAGACCGCGTTCAAGTCGCGAGTTGCCGCCAAGTCAAATGCAATAAATGTAGATTCTGGCGCTTCAACTGGTTTGCCAATGGGCGCGGCATCCCATACTTCCCTGTTAATCCATGCGGAATTGGCCGATACCCAGACATTAAAAGTCTTGCAAAGTAGCTCATTAATTGAGCTAGGCTTAGATTGTGCCTCTTTTACCCGTTGCTCAATTGCCTCTGCATTAATTGAAATGCCGTGCATCGGATTTACTTTTGTCCAAGTCTTTGGGTCTTTCCAATCATCCCCGTCATCTAGGCCATACATCAAGCCAAACCATCTGGGATTATCTTCTGCCTGACCATTTAGCATCGATTTGAGATATTGCATATTCTCAAAGAATAGCGTTTCTTTGGTAAATGAGGCGGTTGTAATATATATCCTG